GTATTGTATAACTATATACATTTGTACGCATTTGTGATGCTACAAATATTAAAACTTGATAACACAGCGAAGTTAGTACTTCTGAAGCACAAAGTCAATAGATAAGAGCATAAAGTTATTAATAGTTATTAACCCTTATTTTCTTTAAAGGTTTTCATTACCTTTTCAATCCCTCTTGATCCAAAGTAAAATACTGTCATTGTACCAAACAATGATTGTATTACTGGAACATAAGCTTTATCAATACTAAAGTCACCTATATTTCCATCTAAGAATACCATTGAAAGAAACATTATAAACATAGAACCATATACAACTGGTCTAACTAATCTGGTTATAGTATGTTCGTTATCCATTGAAAGTCGTTTAGTAACTTCTTCCATTTCAACCATGTCATACTCCATCTCTTGCAGTAACAACTCCTTATCTAAATCAGATAATTCTCCATCATTTCTAATAGCATCACCTAGCTTATTTAAACTAGATATACCAGTAACTGATCCAGCAACTTGTAAAAGCTCTGGAGCAAAGTTCTTACCTTGTTTAGCAAGCCATCTCAAGGCATCACCAACTCTGGTAGCACCATTTATTTCTTTATATGTAGGTTTTTTGCTCATCTAACCCCCCTTTCTATTAAAGAAAGTATAATTTATTTTCGTCAATTCGTCTCTTGGTTAATCCTTTTAATACTCTTCCACCAGCTTTATTCCATCTACTAAACTGATAAGATATATTGTCATCATTAGGATTTGCATTAACCCTTTTAAGTAAAGTACTGCTTTTAAGAGCTCCTAACCCACAGTTGTAAGCAAAAGATACTAATGCACTAAATTGATTTTCATTGATGTTAGAAGTAACATAACGATTAACACCACGTTCATACCTATCCAACATATCTTCTAGTAAGATAGTGGCATAAGATTCGTTAATTGGTTTGTCTGTTAGTTTAACTGCTTTGTAATTATCTGGATAATAAGTTGCTCCATAGCCAATAGTAGGTACACCAGCTGGACAAAGATAAGGTTTAGATTCAAATCCTTCCCATCTTTTAATCAAGTTTATCCCTAACTTGTTTATTTTCTTCTTCATAATCTTCTATTTCATGTTTTAACACTTCATTCTGAAGATGCTTATTCCTTCTGGTTTGCATATTCATTTTATACTCATGAGGTATTTTTATCAATAAAAAATACAATACACCAAGAACAGCAACAATTAATTGAACTATTTTAGTTATTCCAGCTATATCCCATTCTATTATTAATGAAGCCAAAGAGAAGCTCCATACTCCTCCAGCTAACAGATCACCTATTACCCTCATATTGTTTGTTATGTTTAAATGTAAGTTAATCATTTATTATATAACTAATTTAACCCCCCCTTGTATTAAAAGGGGAGCTATTAAATTGATTTTATTTACTCACCATCTGCTGGAGGTGGCACTTCTGCACTTCTTGCCCATCCTAAAAATGAATGAGCTGCTTTTTCTGCTGGATAAACCTCGTACTCTCCAAAGTCTAAAGTAGCACTACTCATTACATCGTATGCCCATCCATCATAATAAACTGGTGGCGTTAACTCATTCCCTTCTGCATCATAAGTAGCGGGTATTTCTACAACCTTTCCGATATTTACAACCGCAGCAGTTCCGTTGATGTATTGCATAGATGTAACTCCTTCATCTGTTACTTCCTCCCAAACACCTTGAGCGATTAAATAATCTTTTCCTTGTAGTTCGTTGTCAAATACTGTTTTGTATATATTCATAATATTAATTTATATTGTTGTTAAAGTTTGTAGTTGAGCGTCTGTTAATGATGTTTTAAATACTTGTAATGCACTTATATTACTCTTACCTCTTGCTGAAATAAACCCACCTTGATTGAAATATATCCTATCCATAGCAACATTAGGAGTCCAAGAATCTGTATAACTTAACGCTAAAGCACCATTAACATAAAGTCTTTGGTTATTATCTTCATAAGCTATTGCTATTTTAATCCTTTGGTTACCACTAATAAGTG